AGTTCGTTGAACGCGCCCTGCACGCGCTGAAGCGGAAAGTCCAACAGGCCGGCGTTGTACCAGACTTCGACCGAGTTGGTGCCGAACAGCCAGACCTCGCGATGGTCGATGATGAGCCCCACGACCCCGTCGGGCGAGCCTTCCGCACTGGCAAAGTCCAGCGGGTCAATCGACGTACCATCCAACAGGCTTGTGACCCAGAACTTCTGGCTGTTGGGCTCGCTGAACACAAAGTACCCGTCCAAATACCCGACATCAACCGCGCCCGGAAAATCCGGGTCTGTGATTTCGGAAAAGACGTTGGTGCTTGTGTTGTAAATGTAGCCTTGTGGGTTGGCCGCAATGAAAATCTGCGTGCCGTTATCGGCCATGCTGACAGGGCCGCTGTTGACAACGGTGCCCACCGCAACGCCTGCGTAGTTGCTGTCGACTTTGTAGAGGACTGCGCCGCTGACCACATACAGAAAGCCGTTAAGCTGCCATAGCCCCCGAATAGGGCCTGACCCCAGTTCGGCCAGCTTGCGAAGCCCCGGCGCCCGCATGAGAAACCCGGGCTCCTTGCCGCCCTCCGGCACAACCTCGGGAAACAGGTTGACCATGCGCGCGTCGGCCGCGTTGACCGAACGTGCGACATAGGTAGAGCCAAGGATCGGCGTTTTCATCAGAAGTTGTTGGCGTAGATGTTGTACCGCTGACGAGTCGCCACGATCGGGTATGGAATCGCCATCAGATCGCCCGGATTGTTGATGCGCTTGAGGTTGCGCTTGCTGGTCATCGCGATGCGCTGCACCTGTGGCGACGGCTCAACACCGAACTCCGGCGCCAGCTCCATCGCTAAGTTGTAGCGGAAGGCGCGCAGGTAGCCGGGCGGGAAATAGATGTCGGTGGCGACGCTGGAGACTTCGGCCAGCGTCTCGACAGAGACGATGTGCCATTCCAGCGCTTTGATCGGCACTGGGTAGATTGTCAGTGTCGTGTCGGGAAACGTGTTGTTGACCCACAGCACCTGCGGGTATGTTGACGTGACGGTCTTGAACGCGATGCCGTCGTACTGCTGCTGGTTGATCAGCTTGACGCCAAACGACAGGCCCGACGATGGGTCTTTGAAGTAGGTGGCGTCGTCGACTTCGATGGGGCGGTTGCCAACAAAGTCGCCGGTCGGCCCAAGCGTGCGGGAGATGATGTTGGCCGGCCAAGTGAAGACCTGATCCTGCGTGCTGAACACCGACAAGCGTTCAGTGTCCCACGATTGGATCATCTGGTTCATCGCCATGATCGAGTCCTGCATCGTGTCGGCCGAGGGCTCTTCCCCTTCGGCCAACATGCCGATCAGGCGCAGCGATCCTTTGATGAGTTCGCCAGCAGTAGCAGAAGTCGTCATTGCGGTGCCTCCCGAGCGCGTCGACCCCGGCGGCGCGGTTGCAGCGCGTTTACGGGCTCCGGGTCAACCGGCGTCGTCTACAGTCACGGCATTCGCTTCTGGCGCAGAGTCAGGTTCAGATTCGGTCGGGTCGAACTCTTCCCAGCCGTTCTGGATGTCATTTTCGGCCTCCATGTCGGAGATTGCAACCTTTGCGCCGTGTTGAGGATGTCGTAAGTAGATGACTGCCATAGTTTCAAACGGGGGCCGAAGCCCCCGCCCTATCAAGAAGCAACGAGAGGCACAGAGAACCAATCTGTGGTGTCATACGCCACAAACCAGCCCGCCGTTTTAGCGGCCATAGAAAAAGCCGTGGTGCCCGCCACGCCGTTGATCTTTGCGCTTCCGGGCGCGTAGACCTTCAGCACAGCGTTGGCCGTATCGTCGTTCTTGACGACAACAAGACGCCCCGCCGTTGGGGCCGGCAGAACAACACCTTTGGTGGCGTCCGCGCCGGTGACCCAGCTAAACGAAGCAGTCAGTGCCGTAGCGTCCGCACGGGTTGAGCCCGCGGCGGCCGGTTTGGCGACATCAACACTCAGCGAGGCGCCGGTCAGCGTACCGCTAGTGATGGTGGAGTTGGAGATAGTAGCGCCGGTAATCGTAGTCCCCGAAACAAGCTCAGGGTCAGAGAACGCAACGCCAACGGGTTTGGTATTTGGCATGGTCTTGTCCTTTTAAGAACAGGGGGCCGAAACCCCCTGCTGATTACGACACGCGGTAGCAAGTCCAAGAGCCGTCGCCGGTCTTGCGGGCACGGAAGTGACCTGAAGTGGCTTCCGTCACAACCATGCTGCCCACCAGCGTCCAGCCCGTTGCGGTAGCAACAGTCACGTCGTCGGTCGTAGCGTCGATGTTGATGACATAGAAGTCAAACGCGGCGTTGACTTTGGTGGCCGAAGAGATTTCAGCTTCCAAATCTGCCACGGTGGGCAGCGTCAAGTTGCCGGCGGTGCCGTTGAAGGTGAACAGACCGTTTGCGAGCTGGGCCGCAGTAGCAGTAGCTGCTGCGGTCAGCGCGGTCGGAGCGCCTTGGACAAACAACAGCGCCTCGCCGTTGTTGCCGTCACTGTACTGGTAGCCACCAGCGCCATTAGGGATTGCCATGATGAATTCCTTTCAAAAAGAGTTGGACGAGGGGGCCGAAGCCCCCTGTGTCGATCAGCCCCAGAGGCGAACGCCCATCTGGGGACGAATCACGCTGTAGCCGTACAACACGTCGATACGGCAGGGCATACGGTCGTTGTTGATATCGTACTGGCGCACGATACGCATCGAGATACCGTTGTGCACCTGACGCGAAGCCATGTCGACGCCTTGCGGCATCATCAGGTCGGCGGTGGCGAAGGTGATCGCATCCTTGTGGTACACGAGGTTCTGCGGATACTGGGTAGACGCAGCGCCCACGAACACGACTGCCTTGCTGTTGCCGGGCAGGGAGTTCACGGTAGCCAGAGCGTTGGATGCCGAGTAGATCGGGGCCACGGTGATGTTGCCTTCACCGCTGGAGCCCAGAGTCACGTCAGACACAACCACGAACTGGAACAGCGAGCCGGTGGACTCACGGGTCTGCGGGTTCACGGCGTAGCAGTCAGCCACGGTGAACACGTCGCCGGCCTTGACGGTAGCGTTGTTGCCAGCGCCGGTGATGGCGATGGTCGTAGCACCTTCAGAGCTAACGGCAGCCGAGGTGGTGCCGCCGGTGGCGTTGCGCGAGCCGGTCGTGAACTGCTTGATCGACTGAGACATGTTGACTTCGTCGAAGCCAAGCACGCCCATGCCCATCATGCCGTTCTTGAACTGGCGGCTGATCGTGTCGGTCGGATTGAACAGACCCTTCATGCCTTCCACCAGACCAGCGTTGGCGGCCGGGTTCACGGTCGCGTAGCGCGGGCTCATCACAGCAGCGTTCTCGTTGAGCTTCTGCTGGGCTTGCAGCAGAACCAGCGAGGTGCTGGGCGTGGTGCCGGGGGTGCCGACGGAGTTGCCGATGTACTTGAACGAGTTCGCGACGTCAGCGTCGATGCTGGCGGCGAGCTGGCTGATACGAGGCTTCAGCACACGCTCTGCGAAGTCGTCCAACTGCAAGGTCAGTTCGGCAGACGTGAAGTTCACGCCGATGTGCTTCTGGGAAGCAACAGTCAGGGTGGTGAACTGCTCGTTGTCGCTCTGCACTTGCAGGGCAGCGCCGTCGGTGACCAGAGCGCGGTCAGGCAGACGGATACGGAGGGTCGAACCAATCTTCGCACCTTCGACAGCGAAGCTGTCGTCGTACTGACGGTTCACGTTGCGGGTCAAGACAAGATTGTTCTCAAGGATTTCGAGGGCCTTGCGAGTAATCATGTCGATGGTAAGCAGGCTGTTTGCCATGACAAGTTCCTTTACAAAAAGTTAGCGGGCGCGGTTTTGAGATTCCCATTTCTTGATCTGCCTCTGCCGCTCGGCTTCAATCCACTCTGACGTCGACATCTCCTTGATGGAGCGCGGGTCAGTCGTGTCCAGAACCCTTGCGTTGCCACCCCGAGGGGTGACAGGCGTGATCGGAGTTGGGGCACTCGACGATTTCTTCACAGGAGGATTGTCGGCCAACTTGGCCTCGATCTTCCCGATCTCTTTTGCTTGCAAGAAGGGCGACAACTTGGCGATGCGATCGGCTTCCTTTGGATTGGAACCGAGGTAGTACGCCACCTCTGGCCCAATGTCGGACGCTTGGATCGTCTCGGCCATCACTTGCGTGATCGGAAGACGCGGGTTGTACGCGACTTGTTCAAAGTCTTCGTACTTGTTGCGAACCTCCTCCTCGCGCTCGTGGTAGTTCTCAAGAACTTCAGCTTGCTGCCGTTCGGCTTCGCGTCGCGCAAGCAGCTCTGCGGCCTTCCGTTCAGCTAGCGCTTCCGCGTAGGCTTCGGTCGACACAAAGTTCTCCTGCACGGGCATTTCGGCCGGCGGCGTAGGTGTTGCCACCTTAAGCCGTTGATCTCGCTCCCATTTGCGTTGCTCTCTTGCAAGCCGCTTGCTGATCATCGCGTCGATCTCAGCCTGAGTGAATTTCTTCTCTTCAGACGTCTGATCGAGCTGATTTTCAGCGACTTCCGGCGCGTTTTGTGCACTCTCCGGGGCGGCCGTCGCCTCGGATGCTGGCGCGGAGTCAACTTCCGCTAAGGCTTCTTGGACTTGTTCAGTCATATCTGCTCACTTTGAGCCCTGATGAGCCGCATCAGTACGGTTTATTTTTGCAATCTTACACGGGGTCAATTAAGTGTCAACCCATAAAAGTGACGGTCACTACATATGTGTCGCCAAGACGGTTTTTGACGTTTAACTTGCCACCCGTGTACCACATGTTGAACTTGTTATCGACGTCGGGGTTGGTGCCGGTCGTAGAAACTTGAAACAAATCCCCAGCAGGCACTGCGATTTTGTAGATAGCGTTGCTGCCTGTGGCAAACATCCCCTGCGTGGTGTAATCGTAGTTTACGCTGACGGCAAACAGCCCTCGGGTCTGGTCATAGAATCGACCATCAAACTCATAGGTTCCGTCGTCAGCAAGTCCTTGCGATTGAACAGACACTGCGCCGCCGCTAGTGACACCAGACAACGCGCCGTTGAACAGCAAAGGGCCTTTACTGGTGCTGCTGTTGTTTGCGTAAGACGCCAGAAAACCTTGGTTTAGCGCGCCGCCAATCATCCCCTGATAGGTAAGGGATGTTCCCGTAGATGATGTGACAAATGGCTTTGCGTTAGCCGGTGTTGACACGCCATCGACGTTCAAAACATTGGTAGCGATAATGTCAAAGTTGGTGTCAGTTCCGTTGGTAGTGACCGCGCCCCAGTTTAGTTTTGGAACCGTGATGCTGTCCAACCTCAAAGTGCCGTAGGTCGTGCCTTCGTACCCAATATTGGCAATTGCGTAAATTGGGTTTTTGTTGACCGACACATTGCTGACCGACACCAGCGGTTTAAGCGGTGTCGCAACACTTGACCCAACTGTTGCGCCAACAATAGAAGAAATATCAATACCGATACCGGCGGGAATGCTGTTAAGCACTTGAACGCCGTTGACAATACAACCCCCTGTATCTTCGCCGTAATCCGCTCCCTGGTAAAAACTTATCAAGGTTAAGCCGGTTTGAATAGGCGACGAAGACGGCGATCCATAGTCACGATATATAAATTGGCAGTTGGACACAATTCCAACACCATATTGGAAATTAATTTCCGAGCTTCCACCAAAAATGGTCGCGCCATTTGAGTCATCACGAATGATGGTTTCATCCGACACTGTGCCGGTTGCTTGAATTTTCAGCGCTCGCCCACGGCAGTTGCGGAACGTGTTGCCGTATGAAGTCAGTGTGGACTCTGCATACTGGCCGGACGCCGTTGCGGGGCTCGGGGAGAAAAACTTGAACGCATCATAATCAACGCAGTTTGGGGACGTGATTAGGTCATCCCCCGAAATCGCCGCGTACTGGTTACCGTAATGCAGACACTCTCGGATGTACTGGCTACTGCTGTACTGCGTCACCGTGATGCCGTCGGTTCCGCTGCTGCTCGGCGTTCCGGTGCCGGCCGCGCGGGTGATTAACCGAACTCGGTTGTTGGCGATTGTGACCAACTGAAACGAGCCGGCCACATAGACTGCTTGATTCCAAATGCCGGTAACGGTCATGCGGAACCGGATGAACAGGTTGTTGGAAATCGTGCAGTTGGGCAGCGTGTTGGATGATGGTGTGGCAGTGTTATACACACGGACACCTGCGGCAATCTTGTTGTCGCCATCAAACGAAAGGCCGTCAATGGTCAACGTGTTGTTGCCAGTTTCGATGGCGATGAGGTTGTTGGTGTTGTTGGCTGCGCCCGTGTAGATGATGTAGCCTTGGCCGTAAAAAACGACGTTGGTCGAGATCGTCGCCGAGATGTTCGCCGCCATTGAATACGTGCCCGGCGGCACATAGACAGATTGAGCGCCCGACTGCAAAGCGTTGATGATGGCTGTGCTGCTGTCTGCCACGCCAGAGGGGTCTGCGCCATAGTCAACAATGCTGACCGTCTCACGCAGCTTGGCCTGTACAGTGCGGGCGACCGCTCCAGTGCCAGCTTGGCTGAATCCGATCAAGCTGGCGCCGGTGGGGCCGCTGAAAGCGGATGAATCGGTCACCCCGGGGATGTTGTCAAACGACCAAATTTGAACACCGTCTGACGTTTTCAGAACGAACTTGTACGCGAGGCTGGGGTCAAGCCACACCTCATTGGTTGGGCGCCCGGCGGCGTTTAGAACGATAGGGTTGGTGTTTGCCACGCTGCCCGAGCTGGTCGTGTAGGTTGGCGCCGGCGTGGTCGTGCCTGCTTGATAGGTGTACAGCAAACCGC